TGGTTGAAGGTATAATTTCTGGTACTACATATGTCTCTATACTATTATCTACACCGGTAGAATTAATAATATATATTACTGTTAATACGTCAGTATCTAATAATGTAGATGATAACGTAAAATAATTCGTATACGATGTATAATCAATTCCAGGTTGTAAGGTAACACCATTCACATTTACTTGTAAATCACCCACAGGTGTTGAACTAACATAATAAGTAGTGGCACTAGTAACAATCGGTAAAGTTTCTACTTTTAAAGAACCATTATTAGATGTAGTTGTCACACCACCGATAATGGTTGGTTTAGGGGCCTTAGTTAAATACGCGAAATACCAATCGGTATTATCGTTATATTCGATATAACTATTACCAACATCAGTGAAATTACTTGTATCAACTTTAAGTCCCATTAGATTCGCGATGGGGTTACAATTAGGATATACATAATACCCTTTTATCAAATATTCCCCATCGTTAAAATTTAATAAATTTAAATTAGTTGTAAATGACATTAATGAATCAAATGTAGAATGTTCTATTAATGGACTATCATATACCGCCGGTTTTAAAAATTGTTCTCTTATATCGTAATATTTGTATATTGAAAATTTAAAATCTACATTATATCCACTAAATACATTCGTATTCGCGGTGAATGTGAAAGTAAAATCTTGTGTACCACCACTATTAACAATAATCACACCGGTAGTCCCACTAGTTAATCCACTATATATTTTAGTGGTTGGGTAAACATCATAACCAGGTGTCATCACCGTACAAAAACTTGACCTCATTACTTTAGTCTTATCTTCTACATTATAAGGTTTAACATCAAAGTTAAGTTCTTCATTAATATTCAAATCAATACTTTCTAAAGTATAGTCATTACCTATGTTTGTAATTTCATTCCTCCCAAAATATGTTGGTACAGTTAATTCATTTATTTCAACAACATCACCAAAATCAACCCAACTACTCTTATAATTAGGTAAATCAATCCAAGTACCTTGTGCGAATAATATCTGATTATCTATTAGTTTATTAGATGTTATAAAAGGAAAAATTGTATTAGTATTTGTAGTTATAAAGTCCATCTTATTTCCCTATATTTTTAAACATTATTTAAATTCTGATAAGTACCGTAATACATAACATCGTCATCAATTTCTTTTATATATATTTTAGAACATATAGTTTTATTACTTATTTCAATACAATTAGTTTGTGTAGACCCAGTTGGTGGTGTTAAAAGTATTGGTTCAATTATGACCTCAATATTATCACTTTGATAACCAACTAATTTACTACTATCAAAAATTGTTGTACCACTACTAATAACTTCACTAAAAGTATTACTAAATAATGGGGTACATGTCTCACAATTTGTTGTTATCGTAGTACCAGTACCACTAATTCCACTCTCACCAACACAAATAATAGATACAGTTGAACTATCACCATTATTAACCGTGGCGTAAAATATTTCATCGGTACTATTATATATAAAATTACCTATCCGTAAACTACTTAAATTACCTCTATTAGTTAAATTATTATTAACATCTATACTACTAAAATTAACATTATTATATCCAGCGATAATCATATCATCATTCAGAGGACTATATATGACTTCACCAATAGGTGATGTATTTGTATTAGGGATTATACCTTTTACTGTATTATTAGTAGGATCAATTAAAGTAATAGGTGCACCAGGTGTGATTGAAGTTGAATATAAAGTATTATTAGTTGGATTATAACCAATACCTCTATTAAAATTAGGTAAAGGGTATATACCACTTCTACTATATGTACCGTTACTTACATAATCTACAACACCATCTTCATTCGCTATATAAATTGAATTATTATAACTACAATAAGTCATTTGATAACCATTATATGTTCTATTAAATGGTTTTTCTATCGTAACAACATCCAACGGATCATTAGTTGAACAGTTAATTTCTAATAAACCATAATAATAACTACAATACATTTTATTATCAGTACTATTATATATGATTCTAGATTGTTCTAATATAGCCTCATTATATGAAAAATAACTAGGTAATTGGAATGGTGTCATAATATTAGTAGTACAATCTATCACCAATATATCTAATGGTGATGTTTGTAATACATACATTGAATTATTAATTGGGTTATAAGCGATATCGGCTAAAGTACCATAACCATTAATCGTAGCAACTACCGTACTGTTTTCACCAACAATAACCTTAATATTATTTTGATTTCTATCTATTATATAAAGTGAATTATTAACCGGACAATATGCGGCATATTTACCATTCGTACCATAACCTAAATCTAATACGTCAATTTCAGAATAAGGTACACAACCTAAAGTCGTACCCCCTGAAATACAAGATAATGACAGATCGACACAGAATTTAATATCTAATTCTTCACCACAATAATTTTCATCAGTATTGACTACTCTGATATTTTCACCTTCATAAAATACATTATAACCGGCATTATTTAATCCATCCTCAAAACTACTTAATAATTGGTTGTAAGTTAAACCAGTTATAGACGCAATAGTATTACCAGTTAAAATTAATTCATTAAATACAGTATTACCAGAACTAATTCCTCTTAAGTTTATAGTCGCTAAATTTAGAGTATGACCACTACTATTAATAGAATTGATAACGCTTGGTGGTAAAGTAGTATAACTATTATTCCAACATTCAGTAATTTTATTCAAATAAAAATTATAATTAGTATTTAAATTTTCCATTGATAACAATGAAAAAGGTGTATAAGTAATTTCACACGTAGTAGTACCCCCACTAATTATTTCATCCAGATTACAAGTTAATAAAGAATAATTTTTATACTTAAATTTAGGTTGATCAAAAACACTATTTCTATAGAATCTAGTCGCACCTTTCCATAAACTTGTTGACGGTACAAATTGTTCTACCAAATTAATCCAGTAATCACCAATTAACTTAATGAAGTCATTTAAAGAATCGTAATTATACTGATTACCTAAATCTTCACACCCATTTAAACCACAAAGATTTAAATATTTATCAAATACATAACGTAGAAGAGGGTAAGACCTAATTACTTGTCTACTCTTAGGGTCGATTAACCTAGTCAAAACAAAATCCCTAAATTCATTGACATCATCAATGACATCAATTTCATCTTTATAATTAATTAAGTATTCATCGATGATAGTAGTACCTGTATTACCGGTATAAAAACAATCATTTTTACCGATATAACACATAATATCATTATCTATCGCTTTAGAAACATCTATAGTTAAATCAATTTCTTTAGAATTTATCAACAATCTACTATCATTTTCATAATAAGATGTCTCTCTAAAATCTAAATTATTTACTACACGTTTTACTTTAGTATCTGTCTCAGTCCAAGATTTTTTATTATCAACTATTTTATCTAAATCAAAACCAGGGCAATTCGTGATATTTAAAATATCTTTATTCGTTATTAATGATACTTTATTTATTTTAATATTATCTACCAAAAAATTAAATTCACTTGGTAAATTATTATAAATAAAACCTAATTTTATCTTTTTACCTATAATTGAATCATTTATTCTGAATTTAACATTCGTCCATTTGGCTTCAAATGTTTCATTAGTTAAAACTTCACAATTATCACCAAGTTCTATTCTAATTTGGTTAATCAATGAATTGTAAGAAGATTCTTGACCATTAAAATAAATACCTGTCGGTTTTTTTGTAATATCAAAATTAAAGAACCTATATGTCTGTAATGTTGTCGGTGTAAGACCAGTGGCAGTTTCAATTGACGCATCAATAGTAAAACCACTTAAAGTATTTAATATACCATTATTTTCTATAGATGTTAAGAAAATAGTTGAATCAAAATTAATTAACATATCAAATTCAACTTGAAAATAAGAGTTTTCACTTGTACCGGTCAATAAATAAATACCATTATTACCATCAATACCTAAAGTCACTTTAACATCATTATCAGTCGAACATTTTGAATAATCCGCCCAATAACAATTACCACCATAATAAGATAATGGTAATTCAGTAGTACTATAAGTCGTACAACATTGTAATGTTGGTGTTACTATCGATATACCGTTAGTAAATGAAACTGTACCATCACTATTTAAAATGATTTCACCATTAGTATCTCTTACAATACTACTTTGACACACATTATTATTATATCCTGTTGGTTGCATAAAATTATTCGTATAATGATTTAGTATAGTATTTTTCCCTATTTATTTTTATCATTAAAGCCTTATCAGTTACGTCAATAGGACAGCCACATATATTCATAATGTTTTGTGGGTCAGGATTAGTTATCACTTGACTCCCAACCGTATCAAAACAAATATTAGGTTTACCATTGATATCATAAATATCTAAATATAAATTCCCATTATAATTATTTACTAAACCATTTGAATAATTTTTAAATAGATTTGTTATCTCTATATAATCATTGGTAATCTCAATTGATCTACCATTATTATTAGTATAACCACTAAAGGTATCTAATAAACATTTGAATTGTTCAATATATGTATTACCACCATCATAAGGTCCTATGTGAGGATTATTACCTTCTAAAACATCTAAAGTAGATTTACTACCACTAGTTTCCCTATACCATAAACCATTTGATTGGTAGTAATTATAAGGTGTTTCTGGTAATATTTTAGGGTAACCATCTTCATCTACATTATAAATTGTTATATCATCATCACCGGTCAATTCTTTTAATATTAACTTAAATGTATTTATATCCATAGACTTTTTAGCCATATAGATATATTCATTAAAACTAACCAATTGTTGAGGTGTACCAATTAAATCGAATATAAATTCAATCGCTTTCCTACTACCTTTACTTCTCCATAAATGTGATGTATTGACAACTAATCTCCTCCAAAATTCAATTTCGGCATCGTATGTTGAATAACTTACACTAAAACCACTATATGTTGGTTTATTAGGTATGAAACTAGAAATTAGATCTACATCTGACATCGGATTTAATAATGTCCAACCTAATGTTTTAGCATTATCTTTAACTAAAGTATCCGGTGTATTACCGTTTTTGTTATAAGTAACAGTCCTAATAGTAGATAATCCATCAATATATTTTTTAACCTCATCAAATTCTCTACCATATATATTAATTAATTTAGAGACTTTCTCCGCATCATTTTCATCTTCACTCCCATCACCTCTTACGATAGTATTTAATCTATTAATAGATTCAGCTACCAATCTCCTATTCATTATATTAGTATCATTATCGTCAAAATATGCACAAAATTCATATAATGTCGTAAGGTAAGTATCAAATGAATCGGTAACGATATCTAAATTATAACCATCATTTACCGGCCAAGTGAAAGAACGACTAACATATACTTCATATGAACCTTCAGACATATCATCTAAATAATTAAAATTAATAGTATATGTTGGGTATATATATCTATTCAATAATTGGTTAGGTAGATCACTTAACGATGAGAAGAAATTTTCTACTTCAACTGAATTTGGTTTAACGTGGTAATTAGTTGAAAGTGTACCACCAGTTGCTAATGGGAAAGGATTCCCTTCAACTTGAAAGTAAACATAATCATTTGATAATAAAGTAGAACCAGTGAAATTAACTAATGGATAATCATTCCCTTCATAAGAAATGGTATATCTACTATACTCTACATTTAAATTTCTTAATTTATTTTCTAAACCAGAACTATCATTAAATTGTATATTATATTTTATATCGAAAGTATTATTGAAGAAATTATTATTAACCTTATAATTTGATTTATTAGTTATTGGATCATAAGTATAATTTTCTACAGTATTACCGGTTATAGTATTAAAAATTTTATCAACATAAATTGACGCTGGCCATGACTTAATAATATCTTCAATATTAACTCTAAAATATTCTTTTAAAGAACCAAAATATGAATAACTTTTAGGATTAGTAAAATCAGGATTTAATTTTAAGGTAGTTTTATTATCTCTTAATATATTATCTTGTTCACTTACCTCACCGATATCATTTAATGTGTAATATTCTGAAGATGTACCTACATTATAGGTCTTATCCACTTTTTCAGAAAAGGTAGTTTCAACTTTAAAATTACCTAAAGTAAATAAAGGAGTTCCACCATCGGATGCGAATTGTAATCCAACTAAAGAGTCATTAATACTTTTACTCGATATGTTATATTTTTTAGCCATTATTAAATACCGTCAGTGATTTGATTAAAATCTTTAGTGAAATCTATATTAGTTCTTTCCTCTCTAATTTCATAAAGTGGTTGACCGAAATCATCTTTTATTTCGAATAAATCGTATTGTTTATAAATTTCATTATTTTTATTATAGATAGTATAAATACCATCAGCATCAGATTTACTTTGATTACCAAATAACCCATTAGCCAACGTATCAAAATCATTTTCAACCATTTCAATTTCTACCATAACAGGATTGAAATATGTATTAGTTATAATGACATTTTGACCAGGTACACCTATAAAGGGTTGTGCATTAGGTTTAACATTTGGTGCTGAACTAGGTGTTAATGTACAAAAAACTGTTGTAGAATTATCATTAAATCTATATTTTATAGATTTTTGTGTTGTATTCGTTAAATTTTCACTAACTGGTTCACATTTATTATTAGATGTTATAACTCTAAATAAATTTTGTATTTTCTTTTCATTGGCAGTAGGATCTGTACTCAAATATTCTACCCTATAACCAACTAAGCCTTGATTTTCAAATTTATTTATATCGTCCGGTGAAATGGTAGATGTATCGAATATAATTCCCTTAATATCTGGGAATGCCGATAAAACACCACAATCAACTATTTTAGTTTTTATTTCTTTAGGTCTAATGATTATCGTATAAACCCCTGTCAGATTAAAAATAGTAGTTGGTAATGTAAGTGTATACATACCACCAAAAATTTGACCGGGATTACTTGGGTCATCAACTTTTTTAATAATTTCATTTGGATCCGTAATTTTAATTAGGTTAACATTACCAGTACTAACCCTAGAAGGGCTATAATGATAATAAATCTCCATATCATTTGGCGAAACATCCGCCGACCTTACAGTCCCATATACACCAGTACTCATATTCTTATCTTTTAATATTGTGTTTTTACATTATAATAACCATTCTCATATCTTTCAAATTGGTTTAAATTTGAAATTTCAGTTAATCTCATTTGATTCTCCAAAACCGAATTAATACCTCTATCTATAAATAGGTCGTTCTCTATTTTATGTGGGAAAACTATTCCTAAATCTACCTCTTCTTTAGTTAAGGCAGAAAGTGAAATATTACTTTCATTCCAACCTTGTGATTTATAACTAAAAATAGTATTATTAATAATCTTTTCTATTTTAAAAATATCATCATAAACAATTCTTTTCGTATTCTCATCTTTATAATGTATACCACTATTAGTTATATCACCAACTATGGCATCTACCACATATGAAGTATCCCCAGTGGTTAAAGATAATACACCAGTGAAATAATTTGTAGGGTCTGAGTTAAGATTAAATCCTAAATCATAAGGATTATCTCTTTTATAACTCTTCGCGATATTCAATACACTACTAGTTAATCCGGTTACAGTACCACCAGTATAAAAATAATCTTCAACTGTTTGACCTCTTAATCTATATAATAATTTTTGGTCTAAAGTATATGGTCCAGTAAATACTGAATCGTGAGATGATGGTGTATTAAAGGTTAATCCTGTCAAATATTGGTCATAATAATCATTTAGTATAGTATAATCAGGTATTTCATCAACATATTCAACATCTTTAAAAATACCGATATCATCAATAGTTTGTGTTAAAAATATATTTACATCAAAACTATCTACAACTATTTCACCCCATTTAAAGTCTATTAATGTCGTATTACTCAATATCAAATCATTACTTTGAACGACTAAACAACCTTTATCATCCAAAACTATTTTTTTACCATCTAAAGTAATGGGAGATTTTCTACTAATTAAATCTTCTATTAAAACTCTTCTTCTAATTAATTCCATTATTGTACATTTAAAGGGTAAAGATTAATTGTTATTAATGTTGGTGTGATACTGATAGTTCTATTAGTTTTATCAATTAAATATTTATACTGACCGTCATTATCTTTAATTAATGAATAATTTATATGTAAATTTTCATAAAAATTAGGAGAACTAATTGATGGTGGGGATTGATTTAACGCGTAATAGGATAAAGTTTTACCATTAGTGGCGTTATTCAATGAAACTCTGGTATAAAAATTTTTAACAGTATCTATAACATCTTTTTTTCTCCAATATATGTAAAAAGATTCATTAACATTATTGGGATAAAGAATTGGATCACAAATTAAATAAGAAACCGGCATCATCGTAACATCTAATGGTTGTTTGGTCACCGAATTCCTTTGTTCTTCACCAATTTGAGTATAATAAGTCGAATAAAAAATGGGTTTTTGTGTTGTTGGAATATTTGTATTATAAAATGTGAATCTTAAAAATGTATTTAAAAGTCTATTCCTATTAAATTTCACATCATCATTAGTAATACCCAAATCACTATAATAAAGTGGTGTATTATTACTCTTAAATAAATTTATTTTAATCTGTGGTATATTAGGTTTATTCACCGAATCATTATATGATGGATAAAATTTACCTTTTTCATAATCAATGATTGGATTTATCGCCTTTTTCGTTTCTTTTTCAACAAATTCGGTTTCCACCAATTCAGAATTATCTACCGGTATGAAATCCATATTAAATGGTATTACCATAGTACTACCAGACACTTTTGGAAGTGTTCCAGTCAATATTTTATAACGATTAACAGACATCTTGTGAAGTATTTATATTTTCAGTTATATTACAAGGTATACCAATAATTATTGGGTCATTACCATGTTCATAATTAAGTTCCGGGTCTTGTCGTTTTACTGATAATTGAAAATTATTAGAAATATAATTAAATCCATTTAAAAAAGGATAATCCACACCTCTACCTATTTCGTCAATGTACCCTTTAGTTAATATATCTCTCCACATCTTTCTACCATTAACCGTTAAGGCGTAATCTGGGACATTAATTGTCGGTAAATCTATATCACTATATTCAATTTGATTAGAATAATATTTTATAATCATTTTTTTATGTGGGGAATAAAAATACCCTTCATAATAATTATTTAAATCTCTATTAATACTATTAAATCTATGATTAATATCGACCAATACTCTTTCTGAAATATCTCCTTCATTATAATCCATAATGTCACCCAAAAATACGGTATCACTAGATTTAACAACACCCATATCTAAAACTGTGGATGTAGATTCGTTAATTTGTCTAATATCATAATTAACTTTAGGGACACTAGTTTGTATACCACTTTTAATGTTATCCCATACACCATAATTATTACCGGTTTTATTCTTAATTAAACTCAAATAAGTTTCAGTAATTGGTCTACCTAAATAATCTTTATATAACGATAAATCAATATCCACATTTGTATTATAACATATCACTTCATCACTATAATATGTCTTACTAAATGAAGCCAAATAATAATCAATATCATTCTCATCCGTTATTGATTTAAAATACCTTAATATGTATTTTGATGGGACATTATCAACAATTCGTTTAAACGAGGCGAATGTATTAGTTATAGTCGGTACATTATTAAAAACATCAATAATGAAATTATTTTCTAAATTATCCCCATTATCATCACCCAAACTATAAATGACATGTTTACCATCATAGATAGTATTACCACTTATAATAATCTGATCACCTATTTTTAACCCATGTTTTATAGGTGTTTCAAATACAGTCATACCCTTACCACCAACCAATATATTCTCAACTTTAGTTATGGCGATACCATCTTTTATATAAACAGGTCTTAACGGATTATTACCGGCGTTAAAATAAATTGTATCGGAAGAACCACTATAAGGGTATGTTAATTTAACCACCCAGTTATCCTTAATACCATCTTTAATCAATAATAAATCCTTTTTATAAGGGGATAATTCTTTTTTAGTACAATCATCCGTACTATAAAAAAACCAACCATTCGTTTCATCAATCACTTCTTTCGGTGATAAATAATCTAATGTCGGATTATTAACGATATTGATAACACTTTCATATGTATCTATCCCGGTAATGTTAATCAAAACATTAGAGATATTTTGTCTAATTGAACCTAAAAATCTATACTTTTCACTTAAATCCCTCTCCTCTTCAAATACTACTGATTGGTCAACAATTTTAATGACATCATTCAATGGTAATAATCTATTACTATTACCTAAACTAATATTGATATCAAAATCTTGATTAACAGATTTTTTAGAAATCTGAGAATCTAATATCTTATATAATCTTTCTATGTCAGCCATTATAATATTATAGTTTTACAATTTGTACAATTATTTGAATCTTCTACATTTACATAATAAGTACCACTAGTATATCCACTACCGCCTGGAGGATTATTAAATATTACTGAACCACCACCAGTCGTTATAGTCGTTAATACCGTACCACCACAACTTCCACTATGTAATGTGAAATTGTAATCACCAGTACTTGTAGTACCACCATTAGCGATAGCTAATATGTTAAAGTTACCAGCACCAATACCACTTAATTTAGTTAACGCTAAATTTAATTGAGTCGGAGATGTTAAACTAAATGTAGTACAAGTAGTACAATTATTAGTATCTTTAACTTCAATATAGAATTGTTCTGTATTCTTAACATTTGTTGAGAAATTAGCACTACCAAATATTATATTACCACTACCTATTGGTGTAGTCGAACCAATACCACTTAAACAACTAGCAGAATTACCATTAATTGTTGAATTTACCGCAGCAGGTCCAGCACAAGGCATTGCATTATCTACATAACTAATACCACTTGATGCTTTATAAATTTTATAAGTATAAGGTCCAACACCACCTTGAACATCAAAATTAACAGTACCACTACCATTATAGCATATTGGGTTAGTAGTTATTACGTTATTTATCTTTAATCTTATTGGTTGTGTGACATTAGTAGTACCATTGAATAAACAACCATTACTATCTCTAACTGACCATTTAAAATCGCCAGCTCCTACTGAAACTGTTTTAGTCGTATCAGAATTAGATGTATTCCAACTATATGTATATGGTGCAACACCACCATTAGGTATTATCTCTAAATCAGTTTTACAACCATAACAACTTAATGACGTATTACCATTAATAACTGCACTTAATACCGGTGGATCAATTAATTGGGTAACCTTAGTTGTAGATTGACCAGATGTTGAATCATAAACCGTTATATTATAAGTACCGGCAGATAAATTAGTGATAGTGAATCCATTAGTATGTATTTGACCATTAACATAAACACTATACGGAGCCGTACCACCTGTTACATTATTAATTATAATTTGTCCATCAGAACCATTTTTACAATTTATATTATAATTCCCTGATATGTCTTTAGATGTACTAATTGTAAATCCTAAAACTGATGGTGATGTTACCGTTAAACCAGTTAAAGTTGTAAATTGAGATGTACAACTACCTATAGCACTATCACTAACAGTAACATTATATGAATTACTAGTCAAGCCACTTATTATAGAACCATTTTGATTAAATGGTGGAGTAGGTGACCAATTATAATTATATGGTGGATTACCACCTAATATTGTCAACGAAATACTACCATTATTACTTGTCGGACTAGTAGTTGATTTAATACTAGGTATAATCGTAATAGGGTTAGGTTCGTTAATAGTCGCACTATATACATTACTAATACCATTAGAATCAGTTATTGTTAATACATAAGTACCTGATAATAAATTACTTAATGTAAGTAAATTACCACTAGTTGTACCATTAGGTATTTGTGTAGGTCCATTCACATTATATGTCCAAGGACTAGTACCACTTAAAATTTTAATAGTCATTTGACCATCATTACCATTAACACAAATATTATTATCAGTATTAATTTTAACGGCAATTTTATTAGTTGGGTTTAAGTCATTACATTTAGTAAAATAAGTGTTTAAAACATTATCTAATGCAGTTTTACCATTATATAAACCAAAATAAAAATAATAAGAATTTTTACTCCTATTCTTCAATAATCTTAAGTCACCAAAATATTCGTTAGTTGTATCATTACCAAGATATGCTGGTAAATAACCGGTATAGTCCGTATATAATTGAGTGCAAGTATTAACATTTCTATCAACACCATTAGCATAAGCTAATTCTGTCCTTACAAAATTATTTTGAATATCTGCACCATCTAAATTACCATTACAAATATCTATAGTACAATTAGGCCCACTTACTATTGTAGATACTAAATTACCATTATTATCAAAAATATAATCTTCAGTTGTCTCATCAACACCAACACCTAATTCACATATTTTCCTAATATTAGCACAATTTCTAGCGGTGACATAACACTGTGGTGCGGTACATCTAATGTTATATAACAATGGATCTGCACCAGTCTCTTCAACTTCCCCAGTTTCTTCATCAGTTTCACTAGTCAGAATAGGTATTTGATATGTGGTAGTTTCTAATTGATTGATTATTTTCCTACTATTATCATAACTACAATCTTCAGTACTACCTAAACAGATTAAATCACTAGCAAACATTATATATTTATTCTGGTGATCATAAGCCGGATAATACTTCTCACCCAAATAATCCTTAACTAAACCCTCAAATAAATCGACATAAACTTCATTATTCGCTAAACTACCAGTACCTTGACTCACACAAGTTTCTAATAATTTACTCCTATTAGAACAATCATTCCTTTTATTTATCGGATCATTAATATCATTATCAAATTTCCCATGACAATCATAATCACAATAAACTTCTAAAGAATTTTTCTTTTTAGATTTATATTTGAATTTAAAAGTATAAAAATATAAGACTCCATTAATATAATCATTATAAAAATCTAATTGATATAGATTCATAGATTTAGCCATTTGTGATTGGAAACAATCATAAAAACCATAAAAATTATCTAAACTATGACCATTATTTGCACCATTATTACAAGTGGTTGACGTAAAATTATGTCCACATGATATCACAGGAGCTGTTGAAGCATATATTGGTCCCCAATGATCAATTTTTTCCGATTTATTAGCAGAACACCAACCTTGACCCGCAAAATACCCAACACCTTCAAATACATTAACATCACATTTTGCTTGACCTTTATTAAGTAATGGTGAGCAACCTGGTGCAAATCTTTCTTCAGCGCATTTAATTACGATACAAGGTATATATGGTAAAATTGGTTCATCACAAGCACATTTACCACCACCAACACCAGGAAAACCTTCCGCACATTTACCAGGATTAGTATTAATACAATAAGCACAATAAGAATTACCACCTATATTAGGAAGATCAATACCTGGTAATGCATTAATCGCATCTATAATACCATTAAGTACTTTAATAATACTCCCTAAAACTGACCCAATTATATAATACATTATAACACATATAATAGATAAATTGACATTCAATAATGCAACTAAAAAATTCAATGCTGGTATTGTGATACCATTAATAGCTGTGACAATTAATAACATTATCGCAATTATTAGACATAATATCGAAAATAATGGGTTAATTTCTGGATCGATTCTATTATATGGGAATGGATTAATACCCGGACCTAAATTATTATCTACTTGTTTAATGGAAGTTCTAGATCTTTTATTCGCGGCACTACCTTTTTGATATCTAACTATGAATTGTTTAGTTGTATATATCTTCTTCCATTTTAATTCGGCAAATTCACTATCCGGTGTTTCTGGTCCAAAACTATAATCATTAGTCCTATTAGGGACTAAATGTTTGGCTCTCATGTATTTCTTATTTAATGATGATGAATCACCCAAACCTACCCTCATTCTAATTTTGGCCTTGGTAGGTATACCAATTGATGGGTCGGCTGACGGTATTTGATTACCAAATTCATCGGTAATCACTGGATCTAAATTCATTGGTATTTGAAAACTATATACACCGTTTTCATTAATATCTGAACTTTCACCTTGTGGTACAAATAATTCAGTAGAACCGTCAGACATTTTACGGATAATATCAATAGTACCAGAACTAGTTGACATTTGTTTCATTAAACCCATTTCAGGTCTAGGTCTACAATTTTTATTGACACCACTTTTAAATGTATCACTAATAGTACTACCCATCATAATTGATGTGGGTATGATATTATAATTCAAATCAAAATCTACTCTACTAATACCGATTTCACAATTATCCGGATCACCCCAAAATGGTATAACCGTAGTACTAGTATTTCTACTTTTAATTTGTGATAAACTATCTAAACTACTTGTTTTTTTAAATTGAGTATTACTAACAAATTGTTTTTTACTATATCCTTGGGCGATTAATTCATAAGGTTTTTGACTTACTGAACCAATATCACTTAAATCTACATCTACATGTATTGTTTGTTCACCTACTGGTACACCGAAAATCATATAATCCCCGGCGGAATTAGTCGTAGTACTAAATTTATAATATTTTTCAAAAACTTCTAATTTAACATCACAATCTAATACTTCCCTTTTACTCGGTATAGTACCTACTGGTACATAACAAGGATCTTTATCTTTAAAATTTTTAGTTAATAAATTATATCTAACACCATCCTTATCTTTAGTGTAAACACTTTCATAAGGGTATAAACTAACTTTTAATGGATCTTGTTTATCCTCTTCATCAATAGGTATAAAAACAGATACTTTGGCGTTAGGTACACCAAAACCGTTATTAACGACTACTCTACCAACTATTACCCCATAATCAGAACAATACCGTTGATAGGCCTCATCTTGTGTTATTTTGAGACTTAAAATTTCCAAAAAATCAAAATCTTGATCAATTTTAACTTTAATGAATTTATCTTCACCTAATGGTGTGGTTCGTATCCTTATGGATTTAGACATAATTTTTATTTCATAAATAGTTTATTAGTGAATTATTGAACTTAATTTTTTACAGTTTCAATAACCTCAACATCAATAGGTTGTGTATTACCTTCATCAGTTAAATTGTCATAGTGTTCTCCGAATTCGTTTTCATAGTATTCCATATCATCATCCTCATATTCTTCTTCATCGGTTTCTCCATTACTTACAGTATTTTTTCTATTATTAGGTAATATATTTTGAACACTCTTAACGAAGTCAAAATCTTTACTAAGTACTATAGTTTTGAATAACACCCAAAAAATATAAGGGATAATGATAAAAAATATCACTATGGAGAATAAATAAACAATAACTTTAAGTGTTGTCTTACCAACATTACTTAATGTTTTATTCTCTTTTAAATTATCAATATTGATTGATTTTTCCGAATTATTATCGTTTTTACAATTACATCCCATATTAAATCTTTTTTAATAATAGTAAGATTTAATATGGAATTGTAAATAATTTACCTCACACTAACTCGTATATCCTTTTCCGGATATTTAATTTCAAACATACTATCTGGGTCTGAAAATAAAGTATATAACCCCATTAAGTCTATTTGTCTTGTAGTTGAATCTAAATATGGTTGACTAACTTCATTTAATGAATATAAACCACCACCGACTTTATTGAATACTTTAATTTCAACCACGTTTAAAACACCGGCCACATTATTAATTTGTTCTACTAATTGAGCCAAATATATGTTTTGAGCCATTTCTTGTTTAGATATATCAAAATAACTACTAATTACATTAATCACATTACCAATGATTTCAGAACGAGTTACACTTTTATCAACAAAAATATCCACATCGAACCCTAAATTGAAAATTCGACCACTTTTTACCGATATATAATCATTCATCATCCTAAAATCTGATAAATATTCCGCGATATTTTCATTTAATATGGTATTAGTAGTATTACTTAATTTATTATTTTCATCCAACGTCATAACACCAACAACGATTTTATTTTGTTCTTCCCATACATTAGATCTAAAAGGTGAACCAAAATTACCGGGCATCAATGAAATTCTAGATTTATAATCTTTAACAGTTACACATCTATTTTGTGATGAAAAATTATATTTAATTAAATTCCTTAATTCTTCCGTACCAGGTTGATCCGCCCCACCAGTCGCGGGTATTGGGTTAGTGATTTCTAAAGATTGTCTAACATTATTATTTTTAGTGTTATCCAACCCATTAACTACCATATCAACTATACCTAAATCAGTCAATGTATTAGGTCCTAAATTAGTATCAGAACCACCACCTACACGATATCTTACAAACATAGTACTATTAGAAGGTGGTATTTCACCTAAAGCCGTATTATTGATAAAATCACCTATTTTTTCAACCAAAAATTTACAATTCTTATCAAATTGACTGGTAAAACTAATATCTTTGTACCCAGAACCAAATGTTAATTTACAAAATCCTTGTTCTGTATATTCTTTAATGAATTTTTTAGTTATATTCTCCCAAATACCTTTTTTAACACCGTTACTAATCGCGGTGGCGTTGGTATCTTCAACAAATATCTTATTTTCCGCCAATGAATCAACTTCATACCAAGAAACTGTCGGATCTAAAAATTGTGATAATGAAGGTATAGTCGTATAATTAGTACCCGGTAATATAATTACATTCTCCACAGATAAAACATTATCTTCTGGTAATATTACCTCTAAAAAGGGAATAGATTCACTTTGATTTAACACTTTACTAAATACTTTAGTATAACCATTAAATACTATCTCTTGTTTTACTATGGTATAACTCTTAATAACACCATTAGAGTCTTTATTCGGTACTACTGTTCTATTAGATATACCTAAATTATTATATTGAGACGAAAAATCAATATCACTTAACACTTCAAATATTTTTCCACTACCGGTGGCCTGAGATCCCCTTTTAATAATAGGACAATAATCCAAATCAAATGTATCACCCTTAACCGATACATTTACTGACCAATTAACCACACTTAAACTAGGTCTTGTATTCGGTATTTTAACACCCAATGTCTTCGCGATAGATAATAACGAACTTCTTTCATACGCGTAATCAATTTGAGTCTCTTGAAACATCCTATCGGTATGATATGAAAGTATATCCGCCGTTGCCGCGTTCAACTCAAGTAACATGGTACCCACTGACGCGTCATTGAAGTCACTAAAGATATCAGGATAATATTGTTTTACGTAATTTAATAATTCTAATCTTATATCGGCGAAATTCCTTGCCGAATAGTTTGTTTGATATCCCATCGTTATACGTTAATTTCTATGTAATCACTACTATTAAAAATACCATCACCTATCGTGAAATTAACTCTAACCACAACACCCTTTTGATCATCTTCAGAATATAGTTGTAAACCAGTTATAGTTAATCCAGGTAAATATTTATTAACAGTTATTTTAAGTTCAGTTTCAATATCAGATAAATTTTTTTCATCACTCGGATCAAATAAGAATTTCTTTAAATTAGTTCCAAAATCCGGTAAATAAAATCTTTCACCCTTCTCAGTTAACAATAAATGTTGTAAATCAGATTTAACCGCGTCTATAGTAGTCGTAGTTAAATCTAAGAATAAACCATCCGGACTATTCTTAAAAGGATATCTAATATTTATAAATTGTTTAGCCATTACCCTATAAATATATAGAATGAAAATTTTTTGTATATCCCATAAATAAAAAAACCCACCTTATTTAGGGGTGGGATTTTAAATATATTTAAGATTTATTTATGAAGAACAACCAAAACACTCAAATTCACTATTTTCTGGTTTTTTAGGTATAACTACTTTATTTTCTGGTAATTTTTCTGAATTTTTATTTTCATTCATCTTAGCCATATCTACTGCCAAATGTTTAGCCCCAGTACTAATGGCCTTAGTTCTTAAATAATAAGATAATGTTTTTAAACCTTTTTTCCAACCATATAGATGAGATGAACTAATTTTAGATAAAGTAGGATTATTCATATAGATATTCATAGATTGTGATTGATCAATAAAAGGTCCTCTATCAACCGCCATATCAATTAATTCTTTTTGTGAAATTTCCCAAATAGTTTTATATTTTTTCAATAAATGTTCAACTCTCTTAATTTTCTTCTGATAATTTTTATCCTCTGGGTCTAAATATTTATTAAAATTGATATTTTGTATTGAACCTTCATTAACTATAATCTCATTCTTGAACTGTTCTGACCACATACCTAATTTTTTAAAATCTTCAATTAAATATTTATTAACGATAGTGATTTCACCACCAATAACTCTTCGATTGAAGATGGCCGAATGTGCCGGTTCTGTCATTTCAAATGAACCAGTAATTTTGGCTGAACTATTGTGACTAACACAACCATTTTCAGTTATATAATGGTGATCATTTTCAACCTCTATATCCCATACTGCTTGAGTATTTTCTAATTTAGTTATTTTTTTAATTTTCATAATCTATATTTTTTGTTTTTAAATAATTTTTTAATTTATTTTCATTAAAATTAAACCCATCTTCTTCCCATAAAATTAAAACATCAAACCCATTTTTAAACGCTAATTCTATTTTAAATTTATCTTTATTTATTGATTCTATTGGATTTATATTTTTATTTTTAAAATTTTTAATCGCCTCATTTATACCATATTTTTCCCAATTAGGATGCCAAGCCTTACCATTATATTCTATTATAATTTTTTTATTAGGTATTACAAAATCATAAAAAAATATTTTTTTACCTTCTCTAATAAAAAATTCTCTACTTTCATCAATACCTAAAAAAATATCATCAAAATTACTAATATTTTTTTTAATTAAAAAATCATATAATGGTTTAAAATGATTTAAACTAGATTTACTAGCTTTTAACGCCTTAACTTTTATTTTTTCTTGTGCTTTAATATAATTTTCATAAGCTAAATTATAGTCATTAGTTTTTTTTAAAAAATATCCTAAAGATTTATTATCAGACATTTTACATTTTTTTTGATATAATTCTTCACCTTTATCCCCATATTTATTTAAAAAATATTCTAAACTACCACAATCTTTATATTTTTTAGATTCCTCATATTTTTCATTAGCTACTTCAATATCATTATATTTTTTTAAAAAATAATTTAAACTACTAGAATCTTTCTTAGAATTAAATTCCAACCATTTTGATTCTGCTAGATCTTTACCATATTTTTTATGGAAATAATTTAAATCTATTGTAGATTTTTTATTCTTATCTTTAAAAATTTTTTCAGCTAATTCTACATCACCATTAGATTTATTCAGAGCCCAATAAAATGATGATGAATCTTTACTTATATAATTACCCCATTTTTCTTCCCATTTATCACCATATCTTTTTTTAAAATTTTCTACCGTATTTTTACTCTTTTCAACATAATCATTATATTTTTTTGCCCCATCTTCTAGTCCATATTTTTTAATGAAATTTTCTTTATTAGTAGATTTATTTTTTTTATATTCAGATATTTTTTCTAATGATTCTTCTTCGGTAAAACCTAAATCCAAATAATATTTGATATCATAATATTTTGAAAATTTATTTTGTTCTTTTTTAAATTTTTCCATACCAATATCATAACCATACATTAAAGTTAAGAAATCTTTAGTATTTGAAACATTACTATATTTACTTCTATACTCTATAAACTTCCCCATCCTTTCAATATCCAAATTATTTTTATTATTACTAATATACTTAATAATACTCCTAATATTTTTTCTATTTTTTAAGAAAAGATCTACTAACTCAGATGGTTTAACATTTTCATCATTAATATCTAATAACTTAAATAATGAAATTCCATTACCATTGATTAGAATATTTTCACCATCAAATTTTTTAATGAAATTAATTAAACCATTAATAGTTTTAATTTGCGTGTTATTTAAAAATAATTTTTCCATTTTACCTATTTTAATTAATAAATAGTATGTTTTTTATTTTTTTAACACGCAAATGCCAGTTTATTGATTAATATTTATTATATCATCCCCTTCAACTAAATCTTTAACTTTAATCCAGATATTTTCACCATCTCTATTAACTAAAAATTTATGTTCTGGACTACATTTAAAGTTAGTACCATCTTCCATTTCTAAATTAATAATTTCACTATGACCATTGTAATAAATTTTATTTGAAATTGAATAACCATCCATTGTTTTTACTGAAATAGGATTTTTAAATTCGTACCATACTCCGCCTACATTACTTGTCTCAATCAAATCTACATTAATATCATTCAATTCACATATATCTCTAAAACTCATTATACCATTTTCAGTGATAATTTTAGTATCAGATGTCTGACAAGCTACCGGCATCTGTGCTGTAACCAAAGAATTTGATACACCATGAGTTATAATACTTTGTCTTAATGAATCCCAATCCCACATACCACTTAAATTAACTTTATCTAAACCCCACATATCAAATTGAAAAATTCCTTCTGATATCGGAGAATTTTTAAAGTATTGATACGGAGAATAAGAACCATTTTTACACAATTCATTACTCTCAGTTAATGCGGCAAAATAAATAGTTTCAAATATTTCTCTATTTAATTTTTTAGCTTCATCTGATGTAAATTCATAATCCAACAAATAAAAAACATCGGCTAATCCTTGTACACCAATACCAATCGCTCTTTGTTCTAAACCACCTTTTTGACCTTTTTCAGTTGAATAATTATTTATATCAATCACATGATTTAATGCTCTGGTAATTTTTCTAGTTTCATTATATAATGTTGTAAAATTAAATTTACCATCATTTAAAAAATTCTTCAAGACAATTGAAGATAAGGTACAGATAGCCGTAGTCGACTCATCTGTAACTTGAAAAATTTCACAATTATGTACTAAAACATTGTTTGCATAAAAACAAGATGTTTCTGGGACTTGTATATCATATACATCTTCCCTTTCATTTAATTTTTTAATTTTTAACATTTTATATTAGTTTTATAGTTTATTTTAATATTAAATCATTGAATATTCTAAATTGTATTTAATATCTAGAATATCATTTTCGTTTAATTCATCAGCTCTAACATACCCTCTATTTTTAGTGAATATAAGATGATCAGGAGTACATTTTAAACTTAAATTACTATCCTCATCAAATATTTCTAAAATTTCAGATTCTTTTCTAGTTAACATACCGGCACTAATTAAAGAAAAATTACCATCTTTTGTTAAGACCATTAATCTTTCAGATGTATTAATTAAATCAACAACTTCTGAAATTGAAATGTTTTCAACATCCCCATTTTCTCTCTTAATTGTTAGTATTGTACCACCAACTAAACAACAAAGATTACTTTGTTTAATAGTACCAATATTTTTTTGATTACTTCTTGAATTGGCATTATCTTTAGATGCTAAATAAGGTACACCAGTTTCAATTTGAGATTCAATTATTTTAACCCAAATTTCAGTAGCTTTAACTTTTTTACCTAAACCTAATTCAACGGCTTTATTATATTCATTTTCATATTCTTCACCAAAAATCTCATGTAAAGGTTTTAGACCAGCTTTTTTAATATCATTAGGGCAGAATAAATACCAATCACCATTAGTTTCAACTGCTCTCATAAAATTATCTGTTACCCACAAAGCCGTGAATAAATCTCTAGCTCTTAATTCTTCAGCACCAGTATTTTTCTTAATATCTAATAAATCAAAAATATCTTTATGCCAAGGTTCAATATAGATCGCCGCACTACCTGGTCTTCTACCTTGTTGATTAAAAAATCTTAATGACTCATTAACAATTTTAAGGTATTTTAATAACCCACCAGCATACCCACCAGATGAAGATAATTTACTTTCTTTACTACGAATATTTGACATAGATAAACCAATACCGGCAGCATCAGAAGAATAAATTGAAATATCTTTCAATGTATCTAATAAACCTTCTCTTGAATCACCACTATTAAAAGCTAATACACAAGATGCTAATTGAGGTTTTTTAGTACCAGAATTAATTAAAATTGGTGTAGCCGGTGAAATCAATTGATTTGATAATGAATTATAATATTCAACTGCATCTTCAAAAGTTTTAGTAACCCATAAAGCAACTCTCATATACATATGTTGAGGTCTTTCTATAGTTACACCTTCACTAGTTTTTAGTAAATACATATCTTTTAACGATTTCCACCCAAAATAATCAAAATTATTATCTCTATCGTGTTTAATAACTTCGTCAATTTTTGATGGTCCGTATTTCTCAACAATTGACATAAATTCATTATTTAAAATACCATCAACATGTAGTGTATGCATTGTTTCACTAAAACTTTCAGTAGTTTCTTTATGGTATGAAGATATAGCAATAGAAGATGCTAATTTAGAATAATCATAATGACTACCAGTATATGACGCTGAAATTTCATATATAATTTTATCTAATTCTTTAGTAGTAATACTACCTTCAGTAGGTACTGAAGTTATTACTTTAATAAAGATTTCATCTGGATTAACATCTAAACCTTTAGACGCTTTTTTAATCCTATTGTAAATTTTTGTAGGGTTAAAACTTTGTTTCTCACCTGTTCTTTTTATTATACTTAACATATTAAAAATCTTCTGTAAATGTTATTGTTTCGTTTAATTTAGCTTTTTGGTATTCCATAGTTCTTGATTCGAAAAAATTACCTTTAGTTTCAATAGCAATTTGTTCCATAAATTTAAATGGTTGTTCTACATTAAATTCTTTACTACAACCCATTTTAACTAATAACTGATCTGTTACGAATTCAAGATATTGTTTCATCAAATTACTATTCATTCCGATTAATGATACCGGTAAAGATTCTGTTATAAATTCTTTTTCAATATCTAATGCTGATAATATAATTTCTTTTATTCTTTTTTCTGATGGTTTAGTACTAAGATGATTATTCAATAAATGTATTGCAAAATCACAATGTAAATTCTCATCTTTAAAAATCAAACTATTAGCATTACATAACCCTTGTAATATACCTCTAGATTTTAACCAAAATATTGAACAGAAAGATCCTGAAAAGAATATACCTTCAACCGCAGCAAATGCTACTAATCTTTCTTGGAAAGATGCGTTATTAATCCAATTTAAAGCCCATCCAGCTTTTTTCTTAACAGCCGGTAATCTATCTATTGCATGAAAACATTCATCTTTTTCTTTAGGGTTAGAAATATATGTATCGATTAATAATGAATACATTAATGAATGTATATTTTCCATCGCTAATTGAAAGCCATAAAAGAATTTAGCTTCAGGATATTGAACTTCTCTATAGAAATTTTCAGCTAGATTTTCATTAACAATCCCATCTGATGCAGCAAAAAACGATAATATATTCTTAACGAAATACTTTTCATTATCACTTAAATTTTCCCAGTCCCTAATATCATTAGTTAAATCAACTTCTTCAGCCGTCCAAAATGCTGCTTGATGCATTTTATAATATTCCCAAATATCATTATGTTGTATAGGGAAAATTACAAATCTATCTTTGTTTTCTGTTAAAATTTTTTCCATAGTATTAAATTTTTTGATTATTGTTTATAAATTCTTGTCTTAATTTTAATGCATCTTGAATCCTATTCGATTTCTTTTTATCTTGATTTTTACCAAAATCTAAAAATGATACGTCATTAGAAGAATTTGTATCAATAGTTAAAGTACCATTATCAAAAACGATATCTTCAAAAATAACACCATCTTTACCAAATCTAGATTTAAGGATTGCCATAGTTGCTCTACCTTCTTCTTTTTGATCTAATGTTTTAGCAATTGAAACGATGAAATGCCCTATCTGTCCTTTCTTAATAGAACCCCCAATCATATTGGCTTCAACGACTTGGGCACCAATTGAACCTCTATTACCTTGAATCGCTGTCCATCCGGCAACATTAAGTTCATCGATCATAGATTCAAATTCTCTCATTACATTACCTTCGGCAACATTCGCATCATCAACTCTTTTAGATGGTTGAATACAATCGATGTAATCAACTAATACTAAATCAGGTTTAATACCGTCAGATGTTAATTTTCTCAGATATTGTTTAATATGGGTAATAGTAGTACCATCACTAGGGAATTTTTTCAATATTAAATTCCCTTTAAATTCTTTAACCGCTTCAAGTTCAAGTTTAATCCTTTCTTTTTCAATAGTTAAATCATTTAAATTAATACCAGTCCAACAAGTAATATGTTTTCTTTGGATTACTTTAGGGTTATCTTCAAAAAATATTTGAACAACATTATAACCTAAATTATAACCGGTATTGGCTATTTTAGTAATCATTGTAGATTTACCTACACCAAAGGCCGCTAAGATAACACCTAATTCACCTTTAGAAAGACCACCATTCATCAGACCATCTAAACCATTGATACCGGTAGGTATTGGGTTTCTAAAGTCATCAGATAATACATCATCAATTGAAGAGAATACATCTATACCGTTATCTTTAACATCACCTATATTTAACGCAACTTTAAGTATTTCTTCACATTCTTGATAACGATCAAAATCACCTAAATCAAGAATTTTCTGTATTTTTTTGGTGGCCTTTTTTAGTTCTTGTTGTTTACAAAACTTTAACGCGGTTTCTTGTACATATAAACAATCTTTCTGAGACGTTTCTTTTATTTCATTTAAAACATCAATCGTATTTTGTTTAGTAATCTCTCTTTTAATATCCGTCATTAGAATTTGTTCTAATGTATTTAATTCCGGTATTGTTTCGTATTTTTCGTGGTAATCTTTTATTTTACTAGATATTAATCTAAGATATTCATTATCAAAATAAGATGGATCCAATGGACCAATAATAGATAGTGAAAATTTATCATCAAATAAAACTTGGTTCAATAATTTTAATTGGAATGTGTGACCTAAATAACCTAAACTATCAGTACTTTTATTTGTCATCTTATTTTATTTTTATTAGTTAATAACTGTTCTTTCAACTTCTGTGTATGTTTTTCGATTCAATCCATCCTGTATATTTGAAATAATAGTTGGGATCAAATCTCTGATATCTACTGAATATCTAACTTTTGGTGGGTATACATTACCACTAAATCTTTCGATCGCGATGGTTTTACGTTCACCATTATCATTATATTTAATTTCTAAATCAAAGAAATCTTCATTTTCGTAAATGTTTCTTTTATCTATTTCTTCTTCTTTTTGTACTGTATAAGGATTAAAGAATTTCCAAAGATATTCTAATGTTTTATTTTTTAAATCTCTTTTAATAAAATCACAAGATTCTTGAATAATTTCTCTCATTTCTAATGAATTGATAGATTTTGGGTTAAATCCTTTAACATTAAAATAACGTTGACAAACAATTTTATTATTAATATATAGGATAAATTCGTAAGGTAATTTTTCAATTTCTTTTTTCATATTAGTTATTTTTAAATAATTCTTTTTCTTTTTTTATTAGTTTTAAAAATGGTCTTAAATATTCTATATAACCATCTTCTTTACCGGGGATTTCGTTAAAAAACTTATCGTCAATCATCATTCTGAATAAATTTTTATTATCTCTTCCCTCTGGGTCTATTGGTGAATCGATAAGATTGTTTATTTCATATATTACTTTTTCTGTTAATAAAGGGTTTTTAAGGTTAATAATTTTATCATTAATTTCATATATATTTTCTTTTTGTATACCATCGGTAACGCTATTCAATATATTTTCAATCGCTTTAAGTGGTTTTTTTCTCTTATGTTGTTCTTCTACTAAGATACTAAAAATTTCTTTAATAGTAACCTTTTTTTCAATTATTTTTGGAATTAATTTTAAAAGAGTTTTTTCTTGTACACCTTTTATACCTTTTATATTATCAGATGAATCACCAGTAATAACTTTAACTAATGTAGCATTTTCATAGTGATGTGAGAAAAATGTTTGATAATTTTCTTTAGTTATAAATTTTTTCTTAGATAAATAATAAATCCTAACATTATCATCAATTAATTGACATAAATCTTTATCACCAGTACATATAGTAATATTTTCAACTGATGACATAGTATTACAATAATAGGCAATGCAATCATCCGCTTCTACTATATCATCTTCATACTGTCTAATGAAAAGTTCTTCGGCATATTGTTGTATCCTTATTTTTTGTAAATCTCTTATTGGATCATCGGAAGGTCCATCATAATGATAATTTTTATCTCTATTGGATTTATATTCCGAATAAATTTCATATCTCAATTTACCACTAAATTTTCCATCCCAAAAAATAAACAATTTATTAGGTTCTTGATCTAAAATTATCTTTCTAAGTGTAGTGAAGAATTGAAAAAGACCCCCAATGTGATTACCATCACTATTGTATAAATCTTTTGCACCATGGTAAGCTACATTTAATAAAGCATTACCGTCAACAATTAATGTTTCAAGTTTTTTACTTTCAACTTTTTCTTTATATCTTGGGGGTCTTTTCACTTTCTTAAAGTGTTAAATGGTTAATAACTAATCTTCCGCGTATACATCTGAAACATCTGAAACTAATTCGGTTTCAATATTAAAATCACCGTATTCCATACCTAATTTTTCTAATAGATAAGGTTTATGTTTATCTTTATACTCATTTAATTTGTCCGGACTCCAAAAACCGTGTGGTACAGAACAAATTTTACCTTCAAATGTAATACCGTTAACTTGATTCTTCCAAACTTTTACTTTAGATTGAACACCAAATCCGTATTTCTTATCACCTTTACTAGCGGTTAATGTTTCAGTACCATGACCAATTACACCACCAAAATGCAAAATGAAGCGTGCGCCGTAGAAAAATCCTTCACCGCCTTTATGCTTAACACCACCACCATTCATATTATCTATCCAAATTTTTTGAACCGCTAAGAATGTGTTAGTATATTTAGAATCTTCTTTACGTGAAGAAGGTATATCATTATTTAAGATACCTTTAAATGCTGTCTCCAAAGCACCGGCATTCCACATATTATTTTTAGTTTTAGCTATAACTGATCGGAAACAATCAATCGTACCAATAGAATCCCATAAGAAACATAATTCATAAGGTAAATCATCTTTCTGTTGTAAATCTAAAAGATCTTCAATAAATAAAGCGATATCTTCAATACAAGCTTTTCTACGGAATTCTTTTTGTTTATACACACCTTCGTCATGATTGAATCTACCATATTTATCAAATAATATTTTATTATTAATAAACATAAAGAATCCTTCATAATCGACAACTTCTCCATCTTCATTACCTACTTCAGTGAAGTCAACACCAATACATTTAGCATGATCCCAACTCCAATTGTTTTCAGTGTCAATGATAATAGGTAATACACCAATTTTTTGACAAGAAACAACTGCCTCATAAATAGATGTAGATTTACCTGTATTACTAAATCCTCTACTTAATGAAACGAATCCTTTAGGTATCCCAGGTACACCAGTTGCTTCGTGAAAAGCAGGTGAAAATGGGATCCAACTTAATTCTTTATCTTTAACAGATGATGTTAATCCAACTCCTTTTTTGAAATCGGATAAATTAAAATCTTGTTTTTTTATCCCCGTTGAGGATTTTTTTGGTCTTTTTTCTGTAGACATTTTTTTATTTTTTAAATATTAATACTTAGAACGGTAATTCATCATCACTTTCAGCTTCATCAACATAATCATTCTTTTCTTCAACTTCTAATTCAACTACATCAACAGTTTTTTGTGTAGGTGTTACAGAATTTTTAGTAGAAGAAGTAGTTAATTTAATCTCAGAATCTAAATCACCACCAGGTTTACTATCTAATTCATCTTTAGATACAAACTTTTTGTTTTCTTTATCCCAAACTGGTTCTAATCCTTTGGCAACGATTTCCATATATTCTATACTCTTAGGACGATAAACATCTTTAAATGTCTCACCATTAGTAATCCAAAGTTTCGCTTTCTCAGATTTAGGGTCAGTTAATACTGTAGAATCTTCATCCATAATAGATGTTAATTTAGATCTTCCTTTAGAATCTCTCTCTAAAGTTAATGTAATATCCCTACCAGTTCTTGGGTCATAAATTTCACCTCTCTTTTTAATAATAGGTAATAATTTATCAAAAACACCTTCACCATTATAGTAGTGTTTAAATCTCCAAAATTTAACACCTTCTTGTTCGTGGTCTCTATCAATAACTTTAAGTACATAATAAAGTCTTGGTGAAAATTGTTTGGCCAATTCTTTATCTGTATTGTTACCGGTCATTCTAAGGGCCTCATTGGCTTCACAAAGAGGACATCTTTCACCATCATTCTTTTTAGTACAATAAATTTTAGTATACTGTTTGTTAACTAAAATTTCATGCCAATAGGCTTCAACGAATGGTGAACCACCTTCTTTGGAAGGTAAGATACGAACTCTTTTTTCATCCGATTTTTGACCTTCTCTTAATTTTTCTGTAAAGTATTTAGTTAGATCAATTTCTTTTCTTTCGAAATTACCACTACCACTAGATGTTTTGTTTTTTTCATACTGTTCAAGGATTGACTGTAATGAATTTGTTTTTTCTGACATGTTATTTTATTTTAAAAGTTAAACAATGACACAAATATAGTAATAAAAAAAGAGACTATGTAGTCTCTTTTAATATTTTTTTCAAAATTATTTTAAGTTATTGGTTTTCAGGGTAAAAAGAATCAGATACTTCACCTTCATTATAATCTTGATCAACTTCATCTTGAGTTAATACATATTCTTTTTCTATCGGTTCTTTACCTATCGCAACAATTTCTTTATTATCATTATTCATTACGGCATACGCACCTTCTTTTTCAGACCAATAATCAGTTAATTTAAGATTATATGGGAAAGAATCTAATGATCTCATTTCTAATTTTTCTTCTGGAGTAGGATTTCTTTTTTCAAATTGAGTTTCTAATTCATCAATTTTTGAAACTAGATCATTCATTGACGCTAATTTATTTTCTAAATCACTCAATTTATTCATTAATTCATCAACTTTTTGATTTCCGGTATTAACCGCTTCTTTAGTTTCTTTAGTATCTTTAACGATATCTGTAACATCAACTTCAACTTCACCACCAGTTGTATCGGTAGGGGTAGTTGTTTGAGGTGTAGTAGGTTCAGTAGTTGGTAGTGTACTCATATCTGTAGGTTCTTCTACATCTGTAGTTACATCCATATCACCCATTACATCATCAATTGGTGGTACATCATCAGTTGGGATAGTTTCATCCTGTTCATCAATAGTATCTTCTACACCCTTATACATATTATTTTCTTCTTTACGTGGTATATAGAAATCATATTCTAATAATAGATTATGACGTTTTAACGCTTCAGATAATTCACTTTTAATATTTTTAGACATGGTTAGTATTTTTAATTTATATATTATATTAATAATCTTCTACCATCACTGGTAACTAATTTTTTTTCAATTCTTTCAACGATTTCTTTACCATCGTTAACATAACAAACATCGTCTTTACAAACTACATTTTTATTATTTTTATCATCAGATAAAAAACTATCAAGGGAATTTTCAATTCCTTTGTTTTCCTCATTTTTTCTATTACTATTCATAATATTAAATTTTTTTTAAACATTATATTTTATTATAAATATGTAGTTTTTTATAAAATAACTTTTTTAATTTCTTGTATTTTCAATACATTGTTATTAATTAATAAAATCTTATTTTGATATTTTTCCCAATCAACTTTAAAAGATTTATAATCAACATTACCTTCAGATAGTTCAAAATCCTTTTCGATAAGTTTATTCAACGCGTTGATGGTATAGAAACAATTACCTTTTTTATGTATTTGTACAGTATTTTTTATTTTATTTTTAAGTTCAAGTTTAAAATCTTTGTCATTATTCATTTTAAAAGTGACCAATAGATTTTCTTCACCCATTATTGAGAATAAAAATGTTTCTTCTTTTTTAATAGAATAGAAATCCTCAAGTTTTTTATATAAGGTATCGAGTTTTTCTTTAGTAACAAACGTCCCCAACAATATTTTTTTCATCATTTTCTTTTAGATAATATAGATATGGAATAATTTTCTTATCGTTTAGAATTTTACTTTCTTCCATACATTCATTAAATATTTCGTTTTTAGGTAAAATAGTAAAATTATTCGTTTTTAAATATTTTATTATTTTATCCCTACTTAAACCAATGTATTCAAATGTTTCCCAATGGATACCAAATATCACTTTATTGAAATAAATATAACACATTTTACCATCATCATATATAAGTCCATTTTTAAGTTCCTTAATCTTAAGAATTAAACGTTTAGTTTGGGTATAGTTTAAACTAAACGGATCTAAATTGAAATAAGGAATACTTTTCATAAATGTTTGATAACATAAATTTTTAAATGATTCAATATCATCTTTATATTCAGATTTCTTCTCGTCTTGTGTAAAAGTCCAAAATGTATTCTTATTTATAACTTTATTTAAAAGAGATGTTTTTATATTTAATTTCTTACTATATTCTCTACCAACGATTAATTTTGGTAAATCGTCATTGATATTATCTAATGATTTTAAATTTTCAAAATTCTTTAAATCAATAGTAGTTTCTGATATTATATAACCTATCTTCATCCCATAAAAGTACTAATAAATTAACTAAATACAAAATTTAAACATACGTGATTAATTGTCCGTGGTCTGGACTATTATCCGCGATATCACCGGTTTTTTTGAAGAAACTAATAGGATCTAAAATATTATTACCAGATAACTTGAAAAATTGACCTCTTATATCTGTTAATTTTTTAGGGCTACGTCTAATTTCATAATGTAGATGTGGTCCACCAGAATTACCACTATTCACCGCCCCTTTAATACCACCAGATAACCCAAAATTTTGACCGGTTTTTACTTGAACAAGATTATTAACATTAACATTAGATAAATGGGCGTAAAGTGTATAATAATAGAAACCGTCATCAAAAGATTTTTCAGTATTATTTGAATGGTCAATAATCACATATAAACCATAACCTTCTTTACCATCTTTACCTTGTACGAATCGATTAATAATTCCACTCCAAGATGAATATAATTGTGTACCATTACTAATTCCAATATCAACACCATTATGTGGTTCACCTCTTCTAAATCCTTTTTTACTCGTAATAATCATATCACCTTTTACTGGATTAACAAAAGTATTTAAAGTATTAGGGGCGATATTATCCGTAGGTATATCCGTAACGGTATTCACTAAAACATCTGTTTTAATATCTAACGTTTTATTTAAATCCAATGGTAAGAAAGTTGTAGAATCCGTTACAATCGGTACAGTGAATTTAGATTTCCTAACCGCCCTAACTGTCGTATTCATAGTATTTGGTGTAATATCATGACTAACATTCATAACCGTATAGGCTCCATGGAACATAGGTATATTATCCAATTGTAAATACATTAAGGGTTGTATCATCGCGTTACCCATCATATCAAAATTAAGGTTATAAGACCTTAAAGAATATAAATTATAAAGATTACTACCTTTAAATACTCTTTGAGTTGAACCTTTATTATCGACATATTCACTTAATACTTGTAAAGATTCAGATGTTTCAGAAAAATCTTCTTGACTAATTCTTAAATTTTTAAATATACTTTGATTTTCATCACCAAAACCAACTCTATAAACTACAACAGATTTTTCTGTACTGGTGTCATTCATAGTATTTGGTATACTACTCGCGTCATCAATAAAATCATAACTATCATTTCTATATTCACTATTCTTACCTAAATCTAAAATCTTTGAATTACCGGAATTATACATCCCAACAAATGTGGGTGATGAAACTACATCCTCAATTCTAGTATAGGTTCTAAAAATATTCTTAACTTCTTTTTTATCTGAATAATCAATATAAGTGGGTAGTGAGTGTAATATGAACCCATTTTCATTGAATACTCTAGAAACTAAATTTGAAAGATTAACGCCTTTATTGTTAGATAATATAACAAGTGAATTTAAATTTATTCTCGCCTTATTTGAAATATCACTAAAAGTACTGTCAATAAATTTAAAATAAGAAAATAATGATTTATCTTTTGAAGAGACTCCACCACATGTATTATAGGGTTTACCGTCAATAGTACCTCCAATCCATTTATCATAGATATTTTTTACATGTCTATAAAGATCTTGTTTAACATCATCATCTTTCACTTTCTTTTCTGTTATATTTTCCTCAACTTTAACAACATTCTTACTGTTTAATTCAACAAATTTATCAATGAAAACATTCATATAATTATTTAATGAATCTACATCAACCGTATTCACTTGGTTAGTCTGTAACCAAAAATTTGGGGTATATGATACTAAAGATATTAAATTATTGGTATTCAAATATCTTGTTGATTTTAAAATAGTATTTAAACCATCCTCTGTACCAGAATTTAAATAATGATCGATTAAACCGGATAATTTAATCTCTTTAACCCAATGTTCAAAAACATTAATTAATTTTAATTCAATACTCTCATTAAATAATTTAATATCATTAAATGGTGTTGGTAATACTCCATTAATTTTTAAATTTAAAGAAAGGTAATGACTGATATCCTTTATTTGTTCACCTGAGAATTCGGACTTTAATGAATCATATATATCCAAACCACCATTTTTAATTATATATTGACGTTTTAAATGACCACCTATCCAGGCCAAATAAGACATAGGTACATTAACAACTTTCGCCTTATCTTTTAAATTCTTAACCAATCCATCCATTTTTTTAAATGGATATGTCGATAATACCATAAAACCTCTTAATTCATCATCAGAAAACATATCAACACCACTAGTTGAACTATAATTCAAATAAGATGGGGATTCATTTAATTTATATGTTTTTTTACTAATACCAGATTTAACAGTACCTAAAACTTCTTTAATCTTATCAGTAATAGGATTTGTCCCTCCATTTAAAACATTTTCTTCCCAACTAATTTTAGTTAAATCTTCATTAATCGTATAATATGTTGTATCAAATTTAATACTACCATTATTTGTATCTGTAGGTGTAAATACCGTACTAATATTTTTATCACCTAACGCCCCACTAACACTTGGTAATAAATTCAATGATGATTGACTTAAAAAAGATTTAGTTATTTTATCAGGACTTAATGATACATCGAAATATAATGGATTTTTACCAAATATATCTTTATAATCAGAATTAATATTAATGGTCGTAGAAAAATTTATACCCAAAGTACTTAAATTATTTCTACTATTTTTTAAGAATTCTGAAATCGCGTTTCTATCCAATTGGTTTATGGTTAAATCATATAAGGCCGAGGCCTCAAATTTGGCGATTTCATTACTTTTATCTTTAAAGTTACTATATAAATAAGAAATTTTAAATCTATCAATTATAGTACTCAATAATGATAATAAATTACCGGTACTCGCGTTTTGGAATTGATATGGGGGATATTCAAAAGTAATATCCGCCGGATTAATAGGGAACGCCTTTTTTGAATTAGTTAAATTTTCACTTTGTTTTTTCTTATCATCAAGTTCTTTAGATAAAGACGCGGCCAATGTTTCAATGAATTTAATCTCCGGGAAATTAATTTCATCAATATTATTATCTGAACCAATATAAATCTCTTCCCCCTTTTCATTATATAACATTGGGAAAGGATATATTCGATTTACACTACTATCAGTTATTTTATTTAATTTTTTAATAACTTTAACCCTTCCATCATTCTTCTTTTCAGAATCTAAGGCCACTTTATAAATAACATTTAAATAGGCCTCAACGTTATGACATATAATCTCAAAAACATTACCAATTGAAGGATTAAACCCAATTTTCTTTTCAATTTCTTTATTGATTTGTTCACTTACTTTATCAGAGAATGATTTTCTTTCTTCTGTTAAACTAATATAAACACTATCAACCACATCCCTTAATTTATAAAAATCAAAATATTGGATAATGTTATCATAACCCATCGTACTAGTTGACGCAGTGAAACTAAATGGTGGTTTACTGAATTCACTACTATTTACATACCCAACATCTTCCGGTCTACCAGAACCTATTTGAGAACCGGTCAATATGTTATCAATTGGTTCTAATAAATTAATTAATTTATCATTATTACTAGAACTAAAATAAGGTACTAACTTATCAGTACTAAGTCCGGATTTTTGTTCTAAACTATACTTTTCTTTATAATCAACACCATCACTTTTAGGTAAACTATCATTATACGAATTAATCTCCGCGATAATGTCTTTCCTAAACATATCGTATTTATCTAAATTCTTTTCATCAATAACGATAATATCCCTAAAGGAAAACATATTACTCCTAGGTATTAAACCATTAACTTTTATGTAATTACCCTCTAAAGAATAGTTAGTAGTTAAATTAGTAACATTAGTACCAATTTTATCTCTTATACTTGATAATTTACTTAAGGCGGTGTTTAAATTGATTAATGTATTATACCCCTGGTTATTACCAGTTTCTTTATCATTACCCTTTATATCTTTAACATATTTATCAATATCACCAATATTCCTTAATAATTCATTGATAGTTATAGGTGTTTTACCTTTACTATGTATATTGTAAATCTTTTTTAATTCTATTTTACCTTCTTCCGTATCATTTACCGCCCTAACATAATCTATAATTATATCAGATAAAAATGAAGTACTGAAACCGATAAAATCCGCCTTAATTTCAAAATTACCATTAGTAAAACTACCAACCCATTTGGTCATATTTAAACAATATCTTACGGCCTTACCATAATATCCCTTAACGGTCAATTCAAAAACAGGATAAGGTAATGTAAAAAATGAAGAATAATTAGAAACATTAGTTATTAAACCATTTTTATCCTTGGTTTCAAATCCATCGAATAAAGACGCGCCTTTAATGTCAATAAATGTAATACTAACTTTAGGTAATAAATCCGCCCCATATGAAATATTAATACTCTTAATACCAAAAGTTTCTTTATTTTTACCACCAGTGACATTACCACTAATATTCCCACCAATGTTAGTCCAATCAGTACTCATATACTCATTACCAGAACCATCAACTTGTGTCCCAATAAAATTAATTACGTTACTCTGATTTTGATTTACATTAATACCATTATCACTTAACTGTAATACACTTCTGTTTTTAGTATTAATTTTTAAACTAACATAAATGAATAAATCCTCCGTTGGTATGATTTTACTATCCCTCGGATTCGGATCAATGATAGTGAAATTATTTTTCCCACTAGTGATTTGTGTAACTTTTGAATTATTCGCCATTTATTATATCCCTATTAACCTATTATAGTTATTAACACCCTCTATATATTGTTGTATACTAACCTTTAATGGAAATGGTATCCTAATCAATTCATTATTAGGTATATCAAATTCCAAACCACCCAATTGAGGGTTCGCGGCCATTATTAACCAACCATAATATGGACTATTATAATATGATTGACTCAATTTGTCCATCCTATCCCTATTTTTTAAATAAGGAATTATTTTATCCGTACTCTTTGGGGATATCTTTATAAATGGTAAAGGTTTAAAATTACCATCAATCTTAAATTCACCATATCTATCATAATATTCATTCATATCGTTTTTATTTATAAGTTAATCTTAAAATGACGCGTGTGACGTAGTTTTTTTAGTATTTTGAACCAATTGACCACTACTATTTTGAACTTGTTCTAAGTTATTTATTTTAATTTGATTTTCATTTATAGGTTTTAAAATAGGTTCACCCATCACAATACTATTCTTTTCATTAGATTTAATGATAGTACCAGACATACCATTATTTAAAACCACCTTTAAATCATCATTACCGTTATCCTTAGCGACTTTCTTCTCATCTTTGGTAGCCTCTCTCCAAAAATCAGATCTAATCTCATATACCTCAGTATTGGCGAAGAAATTAAATGAAACCGCGTTTTGTAATCTATTAATTGGACCTGTAAGTGATGAACCACCAATAAAATCAAATGACATACTAATTGTCGCGATCATGGGTTGTACACCAATACCATCCGGATTTAAATCCCATCCACCATCATCATATGAAATACTTAAACTATTAAATTTAATTTTAGTATTATAGAAATCACCAACCCTTAATATACATACTGGGGGTCTACCAAATGCCAAATTACCACTTCCTTTACCACCTTCCGTAATTGAAGGTCCTTGTCTTAAACATTGTTGTAAAAATGTTAATCTACTATTAAAACTCTCTGGAGAAGATGAATGGAATGCCGGATGGAAAAATTGTATCTTTTCCGCCAAATATTTATATGTAATATCTTGATCAACTTTATTCTCACTAAACCAATTATTCTCAACATCACTGAAGAATGTTGGTGGATTTTTCTTATCAGTAAATTCTTTGTTAGGTCTATCCGAAAAAATTGAAGTTAAATTAAATGTTTCGGACTTCGTTAATTTACCTAAATTCAATTTAGGTTTATTTACATCACCAACTACATTACGTAAATATCCCCTCTCCTGATCTTCCGTAATTTTACTAGTTTGTTTGGGGTCTAAATCATCTATACCAATCTCACCTGAAAAATACTTTTCTAAAATATCCTTTTGTTGACCCTTGGCGAGATTTATAATGGAGGGGTGATCGACTATTATTTTAAATGATAATGAACCACTTCTACTAGAATTATTATAAGTGAAAACTGGTTCTGGTCTACCTAAGAAATCTTCTGAATCCCAATTAGCGGTCGTATTATCATCAACTTTTAAATCATATGGTGGAAACCACATCATTTTACCTCTTAAACCACTAGACGGATCACCAATACCTTTTTCAGCTTCAGACATAAATGCATCGCTAACATCAGCCCAAGCCAAATTCTCAATTGAAAACATAAAGTTTTTAATATTTTGATTGTCTTTGTCTGGTGCTATCCTAACCATACCATTAGATTTTAGAACAGATTTTTCATCATTATCATTAAGTTCATATGCACCTTTTAAATTAAATTTTTCATATCTTAATTTATTACCTAATAAACCATAAACACTTTTATTACCAATAGAACCTCTATTTATTAAATTCCTTTGTATACTATTAGCTTGAAAATCGGCTAATTTTTTAGTTTTTAATAAAGATTGTTGGTAAGAATATCCTGGCTGAAAAGTATTAATCGATAAATTTTTAAAAATAAGTTCTTTTTGACCTTCACCAGTAAATTTTAAAAATTCTTCCATTCTAGCCTCAGTACTTAAATCATATTGATTACCAATACCGAGTTTACTTAATATTTTATCTGTTTTATCAGCTAAATTATTTTTAAATTTATCAACACCTTCTAAAAAATTAGAAAATTTACTATCACCTCTTTCAATAACTTGTCTCTTCTTTTCACCTCTACCTATATTAAATTCTTGCCAACCAATTGCAGATTCCGGTATTAAACTAACTGGTGTTGTATAACCTAAATATTCATTTGTAGTATCTACACCAGCCTTTAAGAAATAAGTAGGATTAGCGATATCAGCTAATGTTGGGCTAATTTTACTTATAGTTCTATCTGGGATAATAAAACTATTACCTTTTAATAATGATGTTGGATTAGTATTAAATCTACCTACGGTTGAAGATTCAATATTTGCTGAAATATTTTCTTTAATTAATTTATCTAATACTCTAATACCAATTAATCCTATAGGTGTATCATTATAAGAATCAATATTATTATTTAATATTAAAGTTTTAATATCAATTAAATTGTTTCCTTGATCTGAAATTGTACCACCAATAAAAGGATTAACTAAATCATCATATTCAGTATTATTTTCATTTTTTAAAAAAACTCTAGGATTTTCTTCAATAGTTACTTCTCTATAACCTTCTGAAGTAGATTGATATTTATTTTTTCTTAATAAAGAAATACTATAAGGTTCTTGTAATTCAACTACTCTAGGTTCATCTTTAATATTTAAATCTAATTCATTAACTGTAGTATATTTATTTCTATCAGTAAAAACAGATTGTGAATAACCTATATGCGATGCATCAAAAGTTACACCTAAATTTAATTTTAAAATATTCTCTCGAATTCCTTTTATTGTAGCTCCATCTAAAAAACTTACTGACATATATTCTATATTTAAATATAAATATATTAGAGCTAAAAATTTGGTATTTTATATTATTTAATAATATTAATTATATATTAATAATTAAATTATAATCTAATGTAATATTATATTTAATTTTTTATTTAATTAATATTTTTAATTTAAATTATAATCTAATGTAATATTACATTTAATATATAATTATAATATATAATAACATATATAAACAATAAAAAAATAAAAGTAAATAGTAAAATGAAAATATTTTTAATTTTTTTTTGATTAATCGTAAATATAATCAGTTTTTTTCTTTTTTCCGGCTGTAAATATTGTACCCTGACCTATTTCTGAATTTACTTTTATCATAACTTGTTTTATGATATTTTTAGATAAATTATCTTTTTCATCTTCAGGTATAGTAATATCATTACCGTCAATCTTAATAGAACCGTTTATATTGACATTTAAGTTAATTGGTGTAGTAGAACCTACATTTACATTAGAAGTGCCGTTATAAGCCATTTTTGACATCATAGACTCTATTTTATTTGAAGGTATACCACCATCTGCGAATTTAACACCACCACCTTTTTCATTTAATGAAGATAATAGTGGTTTAAACATTTCAGTAGATTTTTTATTTATTATAGCTTCACCACCTTCTAATTCTAACATTTTATCACTCCCTTTAATTCTTGAAGGTATTCCACCTTCTTCATGTGAAGGTCCATTTAATATTCCACCATTACCAAATTCAACTATACCACCACGTCTATTCCCTTTAACTTCTTTAGTTTTATTATCAGTTTTAGTTTCTGTCATTAATTCATTATATTTTTCTAGTATAGTACTTAAATTTGCACCTTTTTCCACAAGTTTGTTTATACCAACATTAACCCCATTAGTAATTTCTATTAACACCTTTGTTAATTCTTTACCACTATCAGTTAAATCTTTAATACCTTGTTCATTAAAACCTTTATTAATTGCATCAAAAATACCTTTAATTTCACTAGATAAATTCCTTCCTTTTTCATCTGTAGTTACATTAGCCATTTTAGCTAAATCTGGTACTTTAGTCATTAATTGATCACCAAATCTTTTTATTTGATCCGTTAAATTAGTTGAAGCTGTAATCTGTTCTTTTATAACTTCAATAGATTTTTTATTTGTATCACCTTCTGTTTCAGTATTACCTTTTAAAACTTTAGCTAAATCGTTTATTTTTTCCGATGTTAATTGACTTGCATCTACAAAGCCATCTACAATACCATATTCATCTTTTGTTTTTTGATCTAACTTATCTAAACCTTCTAATTTAATTTTACCACCATTACTTTTACTAAAATCAATAAAACCGGTTAAAATATTTAAATCTTCATCTTTTACTTTATCTAAAGAAAATGTTTTTTGTAACCATTGTGATTTAGCTAATTTTTGTCCAGAATCTTCAAGAGTTTTAACATTGATACCTAATTTATTAGCTAAAATAGCCATTTTATCATAATCTACTTGATCCATAGCGAATGTACCGTCTTCACCCATTTTATAAAGACTAGCAGATGCTTTAGCTATATCTTTTTGTAGTCCAGGTAAATCTGTTCTAGCTTTTTTCATTACACTAAAAGCGTCACCAAATGTTTCAGCTAATACACCACCCATCATTTGCATTTCTTGTGCAAATTCAGTCGCTTTTTCCGGACTTCTTAAACCATCAGCTACTCTTTTCACTTCACCCATATCTATCCCCAACAATACAGATTCTCTAGCCATAGCGGTAATACCTTTAACACCATCTTTAAATGTCATTTTAGATAATGAATTAAAATTAGCTTTCATTGCATTAGATACTGCCATTGAATTCAGACCCATTTTTTCCGAACTATGGATCATATCAGCCATAAATTCCGCAGAACTATTTAAACTATATCCAACATCCATTAAATCTTGACTTAATGAAGATGCATCAGCCTCACCTATTTTTTTGGATATAGCAGCAAAATTTGTAGCCGCCTCAGCCGAAGTACCAACCATCGTACCAGTATGTAATGATAATGTACCTACTAGTTTAGTTATTTGTTCTTGACTTACACCTAATTTGGCTAAAGATGCACCAGCGGCAACTATATTTTCATAAAAAAGTTGAGAATAACTATTACTTTTTTTGATACTCTGTAAAGTACCACCAAAATTTTTATTGACAGATAAAATGGCATCATTAATCCCTTCCCAATGTTGGTAAAGTTTAAAACCACCTGCCATGAGAGAATTCATTTTATTCTCTAATAGAGTTAATCCACCTTTAGCGGCATCGGCGGCCGAACCCCCAATTTTAGTTATTGATTCACTTATGGATTTTAACGCGTCTATATTATCTGCCATTTACTAATTATTTTTCATTTTTTTTATCATTTTCTTCAACCATTTTATCAATGAAATATCTTCTTTGATACGTTGGCATACTATAAATATCTGAATATGAGAAATGACCGTATTTAACTAATACATAAATTTCATCCAATAAATTTTTATGGTATTCTGAATTAAATCCAGAAAAAATTTGATCCGATGGGAAGAAATGTTTTAACGGATCCACCTCCGGGAATCCTAACATCTACATTTAAATCAAGACCTGGTTCAATTTCGTTATAATAACTTTTAAGTTTTAGAGAATCACCTAAAGGTATTTTATTTAACATTGTGGAAATTTTCATTTTATCTCTAATACCATCAATTTCCATGATCATACTTTCTAACCTAAAACGTGATTTTTCTGAAATAGAAGAATTAGTTCTTTCAGAATAGGCTTCATCTTTTAAGTCGATTTCAATTTCATCTCTACCGGTTAAAAATCTAAATTTTACCATTTTACCTGACATAGGTAATTTGTAATCAAATTCATTTTTTTCATCTGGTTTGGCCGACAATGATTTTGGTTTAATTGATGATAAATCAATTTCACCCATAACTGTTTTATCTGAACCATCATTTAATGTGATAGGTACGTTATATAATGGACCAAAACCAGTAGTCCTTAAAAATAAAATAATGGCCATTCTATCTCCGGATAATAAATCCAAAGAATCCATACCACCTAAATCTTTAACTTTCTTTTTGATTAAAATATCAATAAATTTACCACCTCTCATCATATTGGGAGATGTTAAAATTGATTCATCTAAGGCGTTTAGATATTCAACTTTGGCCTTTGAAATTTTATTAGGATATAAAATACCACCAGACGGTAAATCTATAATATCATATGGTGATAATGTTTCTTGATATTGAGTTTGTTGTGTTAATGGTTCCATTTTAAAATCTTTAATTTAATTATTATTAACTAATGATAGTGAAATAATAAAAAAATTAAAGATTTAAATTAATAAACATTTTGTGACTTATCTTTATTATCTAAAGATTTTTGTATGGCCCTTAAAAAGTCAGTATTTTGTATTAAACTTTCTGATTTAGTCCAACGAAGATTTATTTTAATATCTGAAACATCTTCCACCTTTTCTTTTGGTTTAGTTTCAGGTGGTGTAGTTTTACCGGTAGATTTTACACTTTTAGATTTTTCTTTGGCTTTTTTTAACCTAAGTTCCATCCTTTTTTTTCTTTCATCCGCCGATTCTTGTTCGTTTAAAAAATTCATATTTATAATTTTATAATAATTATTATTCTTGTTCTGGTACTTCTATAAATGTACCATCTTTATAATTAAAACTTACATATTCTTCATTATCGGATGTACTAATAGTGAATATATCTTTTTCACCATTTATAATATCAGTATCATTAAGTTTAAATCCAGGATTTTTAATTAAAAATTCATTAAAACCTTTTGGTGAATTTTCAAATGATTCTTCATCAGAAGTTTCTTTAAAAGTATCATTTTTTTCGTCATATTGAAATTCAAAATACGCAGTTTTACCATCATTTTTTATAATACCAGAAGTATCTATTAAGGTAATTTTATTACCTTCTTCTACTGTTATTTTAAAAAAATTTTCATCTTTTAAATATTTCTTATAAATTTCTGAGTAATTTTTATTTAAAAACCCTAAAAATTTTTTAGTAAGTATATCATTAGTTTCTTTTAATTTTTTAAATTTATTATAAGAAGATATAGTACTATTGACAAATATGTATGTACCACCTACAGTTAGTAAAGGTAGTGCTAAATACATAAAATTTAAAAGTTTATTAGGTATAAAAGGGTATTTATTACCTATTTCAATAAAAATTTGTTTATATTTTTTTGGTCTTAATTTATAGAATCTTTCAATAAATTCAGCATAATCAATATTATTTTCTGATAAATAATATTTTAATTCTTCTAATTTACTTTTAACTAATTTTAAATCATTTTCTGTTAAATCATTACTAATTTTAATCCATGCGGCTCTATCGTTTTCGTCTGAAAATTTTAAATAGTTTTTCTTAAAATTAATTAGATTTAAACCTTTTTCTTTAACCATTTTAGCTATACCTTCTATTTCATCAATATTATTTAACATACGTATTATTTCATTTTCTGTGATATCAAATGAAAAATTACTGGGTAATAGTTGTTTTAATTCATCCCCACCTTTTTTAATATCTTTTGATTCAATAGGGTAGATATCTTGAGATTTAAATAAAATATCTTTAAGATCTCTAGGGATATATTTATCTATTAAATCATCTATTTTTTGTAAATCAGGATGTTCGTCTTTTAATTTACTCTTCATTGTTTTATAAACTGAAAACATTTTTTTCACATCATCATCCTGTAATAATGAATTTTGAATTTGTGTTCTAAAAGATTTTATAGTATATAATTTAGAAATATCTTCTCTAGTGAAACTATGACTATCTAATAATGATTTTAATTTATCTAATGTGTTTATTTCTGTACTACCAAATATTGATTTTAACTTATTTAAATCATTTTCATCTATTTTTAATAATTTTTTTAATTCTTCTTTTAAATTAACACCTTTTTTTAAATTTTTTACATATAGTTCTAACGCTCCTGGATTAAAAATATTATCTAATGAATTACTTAAAAAGTTACCAAAACCTTTGAGTTGTTCATTTATTAGAATATTATTATTCTTTTTGTTTAAGAATATTTCTCTATATTGCTTTTCAGTTATTATAATTCTTTTTTTCATTTTACTTGTATTTAGATATTAAAGATTCTAATGTTTCAGTATCTTCTGTTGATAAATTTATTAAATTATATTCTTTTTCATTAATACCATTTAATGAATCTGATTCAATTTCTTTTTTGGTTGTATATTTTTTAGTCTGAAATTTTTCTGGTACTTCTTGACCAGGTTTCCAACCAGATAATAAAGCATTTTTTAATTTTAAATTATCTTCTACCGAACCTGAACTACCAAATTCAGATTTAGTTTCTTCCCAATCTAACCCCATTTTTTCGACTACAATTTTTGGTGAATCGGATTGTATGATACCATATAATTTATCGTAAGCTAATATAGTACCAACGGCCGGAGCAATCACTTTAGTACCACCAACCACTAAATTTTTACCGCCTTTAAGAGTTCCACCAACTATTTTAAGTCCAATTTTAGTTAAATCCCCACCAACTTTCGCGGTATTAATAACAGTTTGTTTAACTTTATCGTTCAATTTAGAATTTAAAATTTTATCTTTATTTTTATTGATGACATTAGTTAGAAATTTATTATATTCTTGTGTTATAAAATTTTTATTTTTTTCTATACCATCAATAACTTCTTTCTCTATTTTAGTTAATTTATCACCTCCTTTAATTTTTTTTATTAATGAGGACATACCGTTTTTACCTAAAGTTTTAATACCAGGTATTTTATTGATAATAGGTCCGATAACTGGTAAAAGTGAAAAAACCGCAGTTAATCCGGCATCATAACCTTCACCTTCTTCGGCATACATCGCGGCATCAATTAAACCAATACCCGCACCAACTAATAAACCAATTGGTCCTAAAAATAAACTACCCATACCTAATATCTCCATACCGGTATGTTTATCGGCAATAAATACACCTCTTCTAGGTCCCTTATAGTTAGGATCATCCAATTGAACAACTCCTGATGGTGGTGTAGATACCGCCCTTAAATCATTAGGTGATTGTTCCAAAAATAAATTATATAATTTTAAATTATCCATCCCCAATTATTTTTTAGTAATTTCCCAAACAGAATCTATTATTCCACTACCAGTTTTTTTAAATTCTTCTATTTTATCTCGTTTAGTTGAAGTTGTTAAATTTTTACCTGGTGAAGTATTAATTAAATACATTTTAGAATTATGTTCAATGATCCAAAAACTTTCACCAACAAAATAAAATGGACTATTACCAATTTCTTTAACTTCATTTGTCGCGTTAGAAATTACATTTACTTGGTATAATTTATGTTCAAAATTTTCATCACTATATATTGAATTATCTGTTGAATTAAAATATTTATCTTCCAAACCAGAATCATCAACACCAATTGTCTCATTTATTGTATTTAGAAAAGGATTTTCAACTCTTTCAAATAATTGAAATATTCTTTCAATATCATTACCTTTATGTTTCATAGGTGTAGTTTTTTACTTATAAATATGTGAAAAAACTAAAAAAGGTTTAATTTTTTTTCCATTCCCAACGAGTGACACCACAATCATAAATCCTTTTAAAACCACGTTCAGACATTATGGTTTTTTCGGTTTTAGATGGATCAAACCCTTCTTTAACTAATTTATTCTTTTTAAAATTCAATCTATGTAATCTTATATCGTTTTTAACATACCAATAATTAGGTTTTGTTTTATGGATTTCAATAAAACCCAATTTTTGATATAAACCACCACCGAATAATCTATTATCAGAATAACTCAATACCATAGTTGGATTATAATGTTTAATATAATAACTAAATAATTTAGACCCAGAACCTATAATACTATGATTAATTAAATTAGAAAATCTTAATAATTCTGAATAGTTTTCTTTATTATTACCAATACCAGAACGAGTACCAAATGTCATTACTGAAACTAATATATCATTATGGAAAAGACCTAATTTAACTTTGGATAAACAATTACCTTGAATATGATTATCTTCTAGAAATTTTTTACAAGTTTTATTATCCAATTCTTTAATGGTACAATTTCTCGCGTAAATTTTATTTTCACTAATACTTAGACGATTTTTAATGATGGATTTAACAATTTCTTTTTTATACAACCATTCATCTTCAAAAATATGTATCAAATCAATATTAGATTCAATACATTTATTCTGTTTATTAAGATGATAATTTTCAGATTTAAATAAATCTGAATGAAAGTATAAATCATTAAATTCAATACCTAATTTATGATCTGGTAAATAAACATCCAATTCTAATGGTTTAATCATAGACCTATCATTTTCAATGACATTTTTAACCCCAATATCTAGTATAAAATTATAAATTTCTTTTTCTCTATGTGATGATAACGAATCTATTGGATTACATATTAAACAAGTTTCATACCCACATCTTCTTCTTAGATTATAAAAAGGACTAAAAATTTGATATTCAGAATCACATTTTTGACATTTTAATGTAAATTCTTTAGTTATTTTATCAAAGGATATAAACTCATTATCTTTGAATCTACTTTTAATTTTTTTAAGTACTGTATTATCTCTTTTAGAAATTATGTCCGGATGTAATATCGGTGAAATGTACCCCCATTTTTTTAAATTATTTTCAATAATTTTATCTTTAATTAATTTAGATTTTGATGGATTTGACACACCATATCTTTCTAACGATGTTTTCTCACTTTTTTCTACGTTATTGTAATTTTCATTACCATATCTTTCCAATCTAGTTTTTTTACTTTTTTCTATGTTTGTATAGTTTTCATCACCATACTTTTCTAATTTAGTTTTCTTAACTTTATCGACATAGGTATGGTGTTGAGAAAAATATTCAACACCCCATTTTTCTTTCATTTTTACTTTCGCGAAATCATTCAACAGACCACTTTTATTACCACATTCTAATGAACAGAATTTATTATATCCTCTATCAAATCTATCAGTAAAAGTCGTTGAATTTTCACAATGTAAACATTTTGGTTTTTGAGTTATACTATGAAAATAATTCCAAATTTTTTCCTTAAACGAATGATTGTTTAAATCATGTGTGTTAGAATGTTCTATGATTTTATCATATACATCTTTATGGTTTTTAGAAAACCATGACTCTTTAGTCTTATATCCTGACTTATTATCTGTTGTAAAAAAAGAAAAATCCATATATCGTAAATATACGGATTTTTATTTGGATGTCAAGGGTAAACGAAAAATTGTTAGAATAACAACACTGCGTAATCGTATCTCAATGAAACTGAAATATCGGCCAAATCCCCACTATCGTAAGATAAATCACCAAAGTTAATATCTCCACTTAACCAAGCGTTAACTAAATTCCATTTTTCAACTACAACTCCGGTTGGATCTAACATTTCAATTTGAATGTCTTTTTTATAACCTGCTGCATAACCTTGTCTACCTGTTACTGATTCTGAATGTAAACGAACCCATTCCATTAAAGCTTGTGCCGCTGATGGTCCAATCGGATCTCTGAAAGTAATTGAAATCGGATTCCAATTATATTTACCTAATACATAAGTTTCAGTATTTAAGAAAGGTACTACTACCTCATTTTGTGTTATACTTGGTCTAGCCGCACTACTTAGCCACCATTCTTGAATCCCCAATTCATTAGGAAATCTTAGTATCCATCTGTTTTTCTTTTTTGGTTCGTATGGTAGTGGCATACGAAGTAATAAATCTGCCATTTTTCTTGTTTTTTTATATATTTATTATTATCTTAGTAATCGTTTATAATTACTTAATATAAATATTATGGATTTGAAAAAATTTTTCTTAAATGACAATAAAAATGGTAAAAAGACACAAGAAATTTATTTAAAAAATAATTTCCCATCATTATATGGTGAAATCATTGATTTTAATAAGGGTGATTTAAAAGAAATACCATTCAAAGAAAAGATTTGGCATTACATTAATAATGTTAATCAAGTTGTATTATGTTATATATGTAATAAACCTTTAAAATTTAAAAAAAGTCTTAATGAAGGTTATGGTAAATACTGTTCATTATCTTGTACGAATAAATGTGATGAACACAAAGAAAAGGTCAAAGAGACTAATATTGAGAAATATGGTGGACAAGGTTCATCATCGGAAATTATTAGGAATAAGGTAAAAGAAAAAACCAAAGAAAAATTTGGTGTTGAAAATATCTTTGAAAGAAAAGATATAATAAAGGATTCATTTTTAAAGAAATATGGTGTAGAAACTGTGAGTGAAATTGATGGTATTAGGGAAAAAATAAATAACACCAATTTAATTAAGTATGGTCATAAAACGAATTTATTGGATCCGGAAAATATAAAGAAATCATTAAATAAACGGAAAGAATTTTTTATTGAGAAATATAAAGATTTGGATGTAATATCTCACCACGGTAATGATATTGAAATTAAATGTGAAAAATGTGGTGAAATTTATATAATAAAAAGAACTGTATTATATCATAGGAAAAATTTAAATGTTGAATTATGTACCCTATGTAATCCAGTTACAAATTCTATCAGTTATAATGAAAAAGAAGTATTTGAATTTATCAAAGAAATACTCCCCAATGAAGATATAATTGAAAAAGATAGGAAATTTATATCCCCCCAAGAAATAGATATTATAATATCTAATAAAAAAATTGGTATAGAATATAATGATTTATTATCTAATTCATCTTATTATTTAAAAGATACATACCATTTAGAAAAATATAAAAAATGTATAACAAATGATTATCAATTAATTCAGATATTTGAAGACGAATGGTTAGAAAAAAGAGATATCGTTAAGTCTATCATAAAAACAAATTTAAATATTTTTGAAAGAAAGATTTATGGGAGAGAATGTGTAATTAAAGAAATTGATAATAAAACTTGTAAAGAATTCATTGATGATAACCATATACAAGGACATAGTAATTCTAAAATTAAAATAGGTTTATATAATAATGATGAACTAGTTTCGGTCATGACATTCGGATCATTGAGAAAATCTTTAGGTATGACTAATAAAGAAGGTTCTTACGAAATGGTTAGATTTTGTAATTTAAAAAATACTATAATATTGGGTGGGGCGAGTAAATTATTTAAATACTTTATTAAAACATATAACCCCTTAACTATTATTTCATTTTCAGATAATAGATATTTCACCGGTAATTTATATAAAAATCTTGGGTTTAATTTTATTGGTGAAACAAAACCTAATTATTTCTATTTAGAGGGTAGAAAAAGAATTAATCGATTTAATTATAGAAAAGATGTATTAGTATCCAAAGGTTATGACCCAAATAAAAGTGAAAGAGAAATAACTGAAGAAATTGGGTTACTAAGAATTTACGACTGTGGGTCTAAAAAATGGGTGTATGAAAATCCCCCAATCTAATTGAAAGGGGGATAGTTTTTAAAATTAATTATTTGGTTAATTCACTTTTAATACCTTTTTTAAATTTAGGGTTTAAACTTGATCTTTCAACATCTCTAGATAATTCCATCTTTTCTGATTTACCACCCAAGGCTTGACATACCGCCTGACCAACATAGTATTTCATATCTTTTTTAAAATCTATATTATCTGTTAAATTTTTAAATGATTTTGAAACGGCCGTACTAAATAATGAACCAGATTCACTACTTTTCATTAAACCTTCTGTTAATTTCTGTACGATATATTCTAAAACACCTTCAAATAATACATCAGATAACCATTGACAATTATCGGTAGGATCAAATAATTTAGGTAAATCTACCGCATCTATTTCTGATAAGGCGATTTTCATAATTCTATTTAATTCACCTGTAACACCCATTTGTTCTAATATCCATCCTATTACCCATTGTTTACCGGTATCGATAATAGTTTTTTGTGTAAAACCAGATTCTTCTTCATCATCTTTTTTAGTTTCCTTTTCTTCTTCATCATCAGTAAAAAAAGAAGACAACCAATCACCTAATTGTTCATTAATTACATCAACATCTAAACCTTCATTTAATTTTTGTTTTTTTGTTTCACGAACAAAATTAATGAATTCTTTAGATTCTTTTAATAAATCGTTATTTGATTTATTTTTTTCAATTTCCATTAAAATGGTTTTTAATTGAGATTCTGTTATCTTGATTTTTTGTTTCATTTTCAATTTTTATTATAAATATGGTGAAAAAACAAAAGAGATACCTTAATTGATATCTCTTTCGTAAGTTTTATAGTTTATTTTATAGATTCTCGAATGACGCTCCTGTTGGAGTTACAACGAATTCTATGAAAATATATTCTAATGAACGAGTAGGTTTGATGAAAATCCTACCATTCAATTC